TGCTTGGAACCCATTCAATTCATACTCTCTCTTACTAACCTGTAGCCATGCGTGGCCTATATCTACAATCCATTTGTACGGTAGCTCGTCCCTCTCTCTATCTATTACCTTGTCATTGCCTTCATGACTCATTACTCACCTCCCAGTATGTAACTTGTTGCTTTGTGTGCTTGTGATGATGCACTTACTAATAGTTTTTCGTCATTCCGTAACTTGCCTATCCAACTTCTAAGGTATGCTTCTGAGTTTTCCCTAGTGTTATCAATTCCTGATTGTCTGCATAGTATTGCTGATACAAACTCGGCTACTAATTCTTCCTTTGCATACTGACCACTACCAAAGTGGTCAAAGTTTTGTATTCCTTCTCTACCTACTCTTGATTCGTGTCCTGTAGAGTGTCCTTCCTCGTGGAATCGTGTTGAGTAGTATTCATTTGGACTATCGAATGTGCTTCTATCGGGAAGATGTATCGTGTCTTCTTTCATCCTGTAGTAGGCACGGTCACCGCCATTGTGTAACGTGACTGGTTTATTAGGTATCCCATTCAGTATCTTTTCTGCTTCTTCTATAGGTACAAATTCTGTAGCGTTTGGTTTGCTTAGTGGTTCTACATTCAAACCTTCCCATTGCTCTACGTTAAAGACCTTGTAGTATCTGAATATAGGAAACTTAATTACTTCTTCTTCAAGTTCACCTTCATTTTTCTTACGCTCTAATATTAGGGGTTTCAGTAGGGTTATTGACTTGTGATATTCGCCATCCTTTAACGTGCTACCGTTTGCCTTGCCTTGTTTGTAGGTAAGCCATCTATAATCTTCATACTGGTCACCACCTAATACATCTATCCAGAACGGGTTCATACCCTGATATATATGTCCTGATATAGCGTTTTGATGGGCTCCGAATACACCAGTCCACGGCTTATGCCACGGGAGTCCTTTGTTTTTCAAAATATTATCAATCATCTGGTCAGTCTGTACCTTAAATACAGATGGTTTGTTGTATTTCTTTTTGCTTTTTCCCTTACTCCTAGTTGCTGTTACCATTGCTTAGTTCTCCTGTAACTTGTTATATGAATCGTGAGCATCCTTTATAGCTAATAACTTGGTATATATCTTTGAACACTGGCTTAACTTCATAGCTTGGGGGGTTGCTTTAAGTGTTAAGCCCCTTCCGCTATCAAGGCATTTCTTTTTACTCTCTCCTACTATGTATATAAGATGATTTATATCCGACTCTGTTAGTAACATTGCTTAGTTCTCTCCTTCGCATTTTGTGCATAATATTGTTTCTAATACTTTTGATAGTGAGTATTCATTGCCATACCATTCAACTAGTATTGTCATGTCGCATACTTTGCATGATGTTAATTTTGTGATTATGCCCATTGCTTATACTCCTAATATATCTGCTCTATTTGCTTGCCAAAATTTTTCATTATCTGCTAGCTCTTCGCACCCCCAACACTCTCCACATTTATTAACTGTATCGGCATCACATATTTGCTCTTCATCCATTGCTTAATTCTCCCGTATTACTGGTATTGGACAGGCCATGAGGTAATTATCATGACTATCGAATTCGAATGTATGTTCTTCATCATTTGTTCCGCAGTCATAGCAAAAATCTGGATTGAAACTCATTGTATTAACTCCCGTTACTTATATTTATTAGTTGGTTTATTTAACTTTCTGAGGGTTTTCAAAATTGATAACCAGTTCATCAATTGCCTCTTTAATTTTTCCTTCAAATATTATTTCTGAAAATCTTGGGTTATCTTCTTTGAATACAAAACTTAGATTGGACATTAAGCTATAAATTAAACACACAACCTGCACCCTTACGTTTTTATCACTATGGTTTATCCATGAATAATTTTCATTACTTACTAAATTAACTATTACTTTTTGTATCAATTCGTAATCTTTTCCAGTCATTATTTAACTCCCGTTTACTTATATTTATTAGTTGGTTTGTTCGCCGATAATTCCCGATGCTAACTCTTCACTAACTCCATTTCCGCACCATGTGGTTTGACTAACTCTGAACTTATCCACGCCATCCGAATCTGTATATATTCGTACTGATATAGCTCCATTCCATGAAGCCATATTGAAATCCATTCCTTGATTCTTAAACCCTCTCATTGTTTTGGTTTGATGTACTCCATTGTTAGCTGTACTGTAGAAATGTGCCATTATTATTTAACTCCCATTGATGCTAGTAATTTCTCTATTAATTCCTCTGTTGTTGGTACTGGTACGGTCTTTAGTTCTGGAAACTTATCGCCTAATTTCATTTAATTACTCCCGTTTACTGGTATTGTTGTTAGTTCTGGATGTCTCTTGATATTCATTTCTACACTCCCATTGGTTTATTTAGGTGATTTTTTTACTGCTAATTGTTTTAATTCACTAGTTAAGGGTTCGAGTGCTTTTTCTGTTGCTTCCTGTAATGTGTAGGATGCACTTATAAAATCACCGTTACTAAATACACAATATTTATCATTAATTTTGTAAATTTCCTTAGCTCTTATATAAACAAAACCGTATACCCTGACTTCTGGTATCAGTAATTCCCTATCAATTTCCTCTAACATTGTTGCTACAAAACTCTTGCTATCTAATTCCATTTTCTACACTCCCATTGTTTAAGATGGCTTCCAGAGTCGAACTGAAATAATTTCCCGTGCCACCATGTGGAGGAGTTGAAATAATTAAGGGGAGATTTTAGGCTCTAGGTTTGAGTTGCTAGGCTCGGAATTAATGGCTTCTTAACACCCCTAGAAAACCCCCCCTTATTTGTACCTGTAATGGACATGTCACATTTAGTTTTTTCTTAACTATTCTTAGGTACGTTGCACACTAGTTGATATTTAATATCTGATTGACTGAATCGTTCACCCGTAATTCGTTCACCCCGTTCTCTTTACACTGTCTGTTCGCTGTTCTCCCGTTCAATAAGGCTCTACATACATTCCCGTGTATTAACCAATTACTTCTATATCCAAGTCTGTTCCCGTTCTCAAATTCTCCCCTTGGTATTTTGCGATTGAGATAATAGCGATAGTGTTCAGATTCTGATTAGCTCGTTCTTAGGCATTCGCACCTTTGAGAATCCTAGTTACCCGTCGTGGTTTTCTAGGTTGCTAATAAGGTTTCTAAATTGACTTTCCAGTAATCACTAGATTGGAACTGTCACGCTGTTCCCCTTGCGATTGAACGGCAACGCTAGGGCTTAATCAGGAAATGCCTAGTGAATGGGTCGATTAAGACATTTGCGAGTTTCCAGCACTCCTATCCATTCATGCCATGTTGGGAAGCGTTGAAAATGTGGGTCACTCTCGGTTTGTGCGATTCGCCCCTTGAGCTATTCTCTCGGCTTATACTCCCTAGAACCTTCATGTTCTGTTTTTTACATCGGGTGATTCAATGTCCCCGAATCGGCTTCTATATGTTCCCTAGGGCTGTCACCCCCGGTGCTTTTTCAGTTGTACCTCCTCTGTTGCTGTATTTGTTGTTTAACTTGGGGACAACGATACACCTATTTCAGGGTATTGCAAGCTTTTTTTGTGACTAGACTATGAAATCTTTTTCTAATTTAGCCCAAACAACAACAAAATGACCCTCTGAAGCCGTGCTGAAGGGGTCGCTAGTCACGGGCTAGTCATAAGCTAGGCACTAGGAAACGATACCCTCCTACCTAGAAGCTAGGGAAGAACCTATATATCTGTATCTAGAAGCCCATAAAAGCCCCCTAGAAGCCCGGAGCCGCTACCGCTACCGCTACCGCTACCGCTTCCGGGCTCCCGGCCTCCGGGCTTCAGGCTTCAGGCTTCCCGGGAGAAGCAGCACCGATGTTCGGAACAGGTTGTTCGGAACCAATGTTCTAAGTAGCGGAGGAGCTGTAGAGATTTGAATTCAACCCAAAGAAACTAACTGGTAACTAACCTAGGAGCTTGCGACTAGTGTTAGTGGAAGTTAGTGAGTATTGGGGTGAGGGGGGTAGGTCTTGTGCAATCGGTAGTCTTTAGGAGGGTACCCGTCTAAGTTTAGTTTTTGTAAAAAGGGGGTCTGTCTATGGGGAGTTAGACATGGACACATTAGTATCTTGTATGGTTTGGTAGCTGTTATGTTATAATCCAGTTACAAGGTAACTAGTAACAGTAACAATACAGTTACAATACAGTAACAATTCAGTAACGTTCTTAGTTTCTTTCTTTTGTTTCTTTTCTTTCTTTGTTTCATTACAAGTGTGAATTTGTTTAAAAGCATGTGCTTGTGAAACAAGGAAGCCCCACAACACTGAATGGGAGGTTCATGTTATGGGGCTGAGGAGAAAGGAATGGTGTATACAGTTTCAAGGAGGTGAGCCACCATTCACGCCACGGATTATACCATGCTTCATCGTCAGTACAACTATTTGTGGGGAGAACCCAGATTAGTTCGGTTGCAGACATACTGGACGGTGGTCGATACGATGAGGCAGAATCGTGCTCCGATTACCGCTCCCCACCTTATTCTAGGTCATGCTAACATCCATTTATGCTGAAAATTAAAGATTGCGATAGATGTTCAGGGGCTACCGTTCCTGATTACGAAGGGAGAATCTGTATTAATTGCGGTCATGCTGACTATTCTGTCAACATGGAAAACGTTTTTAGTAGTAAGAAACCATCTAATTCTAACTTCAAGCTCGTCAACACGTTCATAGTTAGAAGGAAGGGTAAGGGCAAGAAGGCGTGGGCCACACATAAGGCTACCGTCCACATCATGTCCAAGATAGATTCTAGGGATAAGGAATACTTTAAGTACCACATGCCATGCCCGTATACAGGCTGTGGAGAGGTATGTACACCTAAGAGGTATGCAAAGAAGAAAGGGGTGTACACGGAGTACAGGTATTCGTGTACCGTGGGACATTTGTGGTATCTTTTGGTTCATAAACAAGAACCCGTTTACTGGAGGTACTGATATGCCTAAAGTCGGTGGAAAACATTTTTCATATTCCCAAAAGGGTAAGGCAGCTGCAAAGCGTCATGCAAAGAAGACTGGGAAGAAGATGACCAATACCAGAAAGAAGAGGACAAGATAATGCCATCTTCACACGCTAACCTTCCGGGGCATAGAGGTAACAGACCTGAAGATGTTGTGGCACGACAGGAGAAATTCTTGGAAGCCTACAACGAGTACGGTACTATCAAGCACGCCTGTCAGAGAGTAGGTGTAAGGCGTGAAACCGTTAGTAGGTGGAGAAGAGAAGACGTTAACGGCTTTGCCTCATTCTTTGAAGGGGCTAAAGAAGATTTTGCGGAAGAGATAGAACAAACTGTATTCCAGAGGGCAATGGAACCAGACTGCCCACCAGTATTACAGATATTCGTACTCAATGGATTAAAGCCAGACAAGTACAGGCCACAGACCCACGTAACCGATGAGACAGCTAAAGATGTTATGAGAGAACTCAAGACCAAGTTCAAAGGTATGAAGTTTGATGACACACCCTCAGAAGATGATGTGTCAGTACATGAACAGGCAGAGAGAATACTTAAAGGTAAGAGTGGGTGAGGAACGATGGCTACATCCCAGTCTGCCAGACAGACTAACGAAATAGCTGACTTTATCTACGATAAAGTAGATTTCAAACCGACAGAACTTCAACTCCCCATCTTACAGTCAAGGAAAAGATTCGTACTCGTAGCTGGAGGGGAACAGGCCGGTAAATCTATGGTAGCCTCCAAGTATCTGCTGGGTAGGTTTCTTGAGACAGAAGGTGAAGGTCTGTTCTGGTTGGTAGCTGCCGACTACGAAAGGACAAGAGCGGAGTTTGAATCTCTAGTTCAGGACTTTGCCAGCCTTGGATTATTAAAAGA